CTTTTTTATTTTCATAGTCCCATTATACCCCGTAATTTTTTATATACAAACAAAAATGGGGAAGCCGAAGCTTCCCCATTTTAAGCGTTACCAATCTAAAAGCCTATTAGACTCTTACTGCGACGTTCTTTACATGCACGTATGCTTCAAGATTCTCGATCTGATTAGCAATTCTGATGAACTGAGTATACTCAATCGCATCTTTCTTTGGCTTAAATTCACGGTAGATTACAATATCTCTCTGTACACCGATAATACGGTTCTGAGGGAATGTAAGCTCAACAACTCCATGATTTCCTGTAGCTCCAGAATAATCGCCCGCTTCAGTTTCCTCATAAAGAGGAACCTCATAAAGAGGAATACCGAAAGGTCTAATTCCAGGGCTGGAACCAGCATTACCTGTAGCTCCACCTCCGCCTTGGTTGACAATAAAGTCACCCAAAGAAGAGTCATAAATTGCTGTAGTACCGTCAAGTTCACCTGCTGTACCAGTCTTAGTCAAACTCCAGATATAATCCTGAATCAATGAAGAAGATGTTGTCCATGCAAGCTGTGACCTACGCTGTAGATACTTGTTCGGAAGTGCTCTAAGTCCTGAATCGAAAGTCGAACGGCTTAGTGTAGCACCTGCGGCATCTACTACATTAGCTCCTGCTCTCGCACGCTTACGGAATCCGTCAAGCGACTTCAAAAGCGGATCTGGACTTGTTGTATCACCGTGGATATACAAATCTTCAAGATCGTTAGCTGTCTGACGAGCCATTAGGCTTGCCACATGATCTTCAAGAGATGAACCCTCAATGTTGTCCTCAAGTCCTTCAGTTGATAGCTCCCAATCCAAACGAAGCTTCACTGTTACCAATGAAATCTTGCTGAATGTCGGATCGGCGTTTACGCCATCATCTGTTGCTTCTGTAGCCTTTCTCATGATACGCTGTCCAATGTCAACCTTGTCGATATCCATTGTAGGGCCACTCATTCGAATGACTCTCGCTGTATGCATAAGAACTGACTGATCAAAAACGTAATCAAGGAACTTATTTGCCTGCTTAGCGGTAAGAATACCACCACCACCGGCACCTACCTGTGTTGTATCAACTACTTTTTGTAGAAGTTCTCTGCTGCCCACTATTTCACCCCCTTATGATTCGTATCCTAGTGCGCTAATAATTTCTGCATCAACAAATGCGCCCTTCCAGAATGAATCTGTCTGGACCTTTGTTGCTTCAGTCTCATCATTAACCTCATTGCTTTCGTCGTCGCTGTCTGTCTCAACAGACTTTGAAATAGCGCCGTCGTTAGCAAATTTATCAAGCTCACCCTTGGCTGTATCAACCTCAGCCTTTACAGAGTCAACCTTTTCGTCAACTGACTTCTCAAGACTTTCAATCTTGGCGTCAAATGACTTTGAAATTTCTTCTAGCTTCTCCAAAAGAGTGCTAGTTACACTTTCAACTACTTCGTTAGTGTCCACGTTATCACCACCTTCTTCGGTCGTATCGACCTCAGTTTCCTTTTCTGCTTCTACCTTCACTTCCTCTGCGGGAGTTTCCTCCGCTACAGGGACGTTGGCAATAGACTCAACTGTTGAAGCAGGCGGAACATTAATGTTGAACACGGGCGAAAATAGGCCGTCAATATTGCTATCGTTGTCCTTCTTTTCACCTTCATTTTCATTGTCAAAAATAAACTTTGTGAGTCTTTTCACAATAGTTTCTTTCTGAGTTTCGTTTAGTTCTTCCATATTGTTTACAATACCAGTGTTTGCATTCTTATGCAACACCGATTCGCTTTTTTCACCCCCATTTTTGTGATTTTCGTAACTTTCAATCATTTTTCTGATTTCTTGAGTGTTAAAGTCCTCAACAAACCCAATCTGCTTCATTTCATGGTCGCCGCAAAAAGATTCATCAACTTTTGCGATACCATCAATGTCACAATAAAAAAGAGGCTTAATATCACTGAAATTGTTCGTACCTTCAAGTTCTAGAACATTTTCCCCGTCATCATTTGAATGCGACTTAATCATTGTGAATCTCGACATTGGATTAGCAGGATTGTCAACAAGTGAAAGCTCATGCATAGTGTATTTCTTTACTCTACGCACACTCTTATTAGTTGATTTATTGAATTCATATTCTGAATCAATAATGTCTCCACCAACTGAAAATCCTTGTAGCGTGCCGTCAAGCACCTTAGTCCAAGTATCCTCAGCGCCTTTAGAAATATAAATGGTCGTTTCCATGCCACTATAGACCAACCCATCACTATCTTTAACAGCGACAGGCTTAAAATCTACCATTTTGCCCACGGCCTTAGGCATATGCATTTCTCTCACATTACCCGGCCATGAATTAAAAGCATCAACAGACCCAGCAAAGTCGATAACGTCATCTTCTTTGTCAATATTGTCTGCTGTGGCAATACCCGTGACCATTCTACGGGCTTTGTCTACCTTTGTAAAAGGAACACTAAATTGAAAATCCATGTAAGATACCTCTAATACGAGAATACAATGAGAATCGCTAAAAAGCAATCTTTATTCTATAAAGAATACCATCCTCGCCCTTTTTTAAGGTCAACCACGTCTTGAAGGTACTTGTCATAGTCATATTTCACTACATCGGTCGTAAATCGCTTCGCCCAGGAACGAATTTCCTTTCTATCTAACTGATCCACCAATTTTGTAGCATTTATGAACTCGCTAAGCCTTCTGCACCTAAAACCAGTAATTCCTGGCGTAATAGTTTCCGTAAACCCGCCCCAATCTGTTGTTATAACAGGAGTGCCACAAAGCATAGCTTCTACAGTCACCCCGCCAAAAGGTTCGATATAAAGCGTGGGCGCAATCAAAGCTGCCGCTTTTCCCATCACTTCTGCCCGTTCCTTCGGCCCTAAAACGCCCAAATACTTGCATCCCTTTGGAACAAGTAATTTATCCCCACCACCAGCAACCAAAACCTTTCTATCAGTATTTTTTGCAATTTCACCAATGACAGCTAACCCTTTTCGGTCAATTAAGCGCCCCATGTACAATAAATAGCCATCATCCTTATCAGAATAAGGAAATTCTTCTAAATCGTAACTATTTGGTATTACAGTATCATAAAATCTTCCATCTGCTCCATGAGCAGTATAATCTTGGCCATAAACCATATGCATCCAGGCGTATGACTCAAAAACCCGAAAATCAGCAAAAGTTCCGCTATATCCGATCCCAAATTCAACAGCGGGGATTTCTGGAAGAGAAGCAGCAATTTGTTGCTGACAACGACCAGCTATTAAGCATAAAAGCTCATTTCCTTCACCAGAATACCTTCTAGAGATAGCCCTAATCGTTCTCTTGTTCATATTCTGCCAATGAGGAAGATTAGGGTCAAATTCCTCTGACATTCCAACCTGTTCTGCTTTTCCAACTACAGTAACAAGCTCACCAGCAGCGTCACTTTCTTCCCCCGCATAAACAAGGCACTCATGGCCTAAACTGTCCATCATATCTGCAAAACGCCTCACTTTTTGCGTATACGCACAACTAGAAGGCTCCCTAACTGTTTGTGTATGCGGTAAACTTACAATATGTAACTTCATGTTTCAAATACTCCATAATATGCTCTATCATCACAATAATTAACACCATCAAGGAACTCTGTAGTCCCTTTTCCATCTAACCATTCATTCATAATCTTCTCTTTTAGCATTTGGGGGTGTCCGACACACGGAGGAAGGTCAATCCACTCAAAAATTCTTATAATCTTCCCCGCATTTCTCGCATTTTTGATAATTAGCTCTGGATTATGTGTATGTTGTAGCACATTATAAATCCAAACCTCATCAAAAGCATTTTCCCATGTTTTATCGGTTAATTCTTCGCCTTCAAGCTTGAAATATTCAATATTTAGCTCATCATAGCGATTTTTTACCCATTCAGGGTAGTCACAAGGGTCAATAACCACAGCTTTCTCAAAATTTACACATTTTAAGAGCATTGAAACTGGCCCACCGCCAATATCGAGAACTTTTTTCCCGGTTAAATCATATACAGGGTACTTTCCATAGTCAAAATAAGCATTTAAGCCCATTTTCTCTCCATATGTTAATTGTTTAGTTTCTTCAATAAAGGTATTGGCACAATTGCCCCACCATTCAGACTCCCATTGCTGATCATCATCCCACGGCATTAAAATCTCCTATTTGTCCTTAGCTAGTATATCAAATACCGTTACCCGATGAAACCCGGGCAGATACTTCTCGGGACTCCAGCAACTAATCCTAATTTATAGAATACCATTACCCCGGCCCCATTAGCACCACCAGTTGTAAGTGTCAAGGCACCGTCAGGTCCAGCCGAAGCAGTACCAGATGTATACGTAGCATCAATGCTACGTCCTCTAAGATCCGTACCTGATGATGTAGTAGCGTCAAGTCTGGCAATGTTTGACCCAAAAGTTACTCCGGCAACAGTTGATGTGAAACCAGAGGGGGTTCCAGCATCACCGTTGATTGCAGCAAATGTTCCAAACCAGTCACCAGCAGAGAAACTAATAGTCGTACCAGAAGCGGCAGGATCAATACCAGTAGCACCAATCGTATTATCAACAGCATTAGCGCAGACAGGAGTAGCCCATACGTCACTTGCACCCTTCTGATACGAAATTACCCCTCGCATTGTGCAGTTAGGTGTACCCGACAAATCTACCGCGGGCATTGCAGACCAGGCAGCAGTTTTCTCTCGAAAATATATTGCTGCCCTAATGTTACCTGCATCGTTACCGGAATCTGTAAGGCCAGAGTTGGCAGCCTCATTGTTAGCAACATCTTGCCAGTCCGTCGGGGTATTGATAGTGGTAGAGGCATACTTAACAATGACAAAAAGCACCACCATATCTCCGTTAGCTGTGCCTGTCGGCAAAGCGGGAGCCGATAGAGGATCAGTCGCGCCACCGGAAGCAAGAGCAGTGTTTGCTCGCCATGAAATAGCCATTATGGCCTCGTTACTCTAAGAACAACAGTACATTTAGTAATTGTTGAGCAAGAATCTACATTATAACCTAGAATGTCGCCAGCAGAAATACTCTTTGTCCATCCAGTTTGTGTTGCATCCTGAGATTTTGTTGCAGCAGAAATTGTTGGTACAGCAGAAGCCGTAATTGAATCAGCGTCAACAGGAGGATAGTTGGCATATGTATCCTTCCAAATGTCAACAACAATAGAACCTGAAACATCAGCTAACATTGTTACTCTATTGATTGTGCAAGCAAATGGAATTTCCATATATCCTTTAACACCTGTTGTAATTACTGATCCCCCGCCATCAATAATAAATGGAATGGCAACATCACCAGCAGGACCGGTAACACCTGTTGGGCCAGTTGCACCTGTTATACCAGTTGGGCCTGTTACACCAGTAATT